CAGACGCTATTACCGGGATTCCTCGCAGCGCCGCCGTCACAGCTGCGATTGAGCTGTGTGTGACTACGCACCACGCCCTATCGAGATCCCATTGAAGATCCCCGTCAGCGTCCTCGCCGAGCTCTGTACAACGGTTCGATATTTCATCGACCCCCGGCAACACATAGCCCACCTCGGATTTGACCCCCCATGCGTTCGGGTGTGGACGAAAGACGACCCACCGGCTTGAGTTCTCGCGAATTGCAGCAATCGCCCCCTCTAGCTGCCTATCTAGGGATGGGCGCTGACCACATACCAGAACATTGCCGCCCCTCGGTTCGGGTTCATGGCACAGCCCTAGCATTTCTAACCTGTCTGCCGGCTGTGCCGTTGGCGGCAGCCACGGCTTCCCGTTTAGCAGGAGGAGTAATGTGCCCGGGAGCAATCGCCCGAATTCGCAAATGATCGACGGGGTGCCCTGCGAGACATAGTGCTCGACAATCTCCCCGTTCTTCCCGCCATGCATTCCCCGGCCGCCGCCTACGACAACCAAACCGAAGTTCTCTTTTCCGTCGAACTCGTCCGGCGTTCTAGCCTCGATGACGTAGCCGTTCGCAGTGGCGCCCCGCGCGAACCCGGAAAGGTTCGGGGCTACGTGTGGCAGGCCAAAAAGGCAGCATGTGTCAACCATTCCCGCCCCCCGCGTACTCAAGCGTGGATCAATAATCCGCCGTGGTATTCTTCAAAGTCGCCTTGAGGCAGGTAGCATCGGCATGATTGGCGTAATAGCCCTGAAAAGACAAGCTCGTCACAACGCCGGCTGGCCCGCTGATAGCCGGCGATGCCGGCGAATAGACGAGCTCGGGAACCTGCAACGTTAGCGAATACGAGCCGCTTGTCCAGATCAGATCGAGATCGCTCTCGGTATGATTTTCTGCTTTTGTCAACAAGGTATCGTCCGAGAAAATCGCCTCGATGCTGCCCGTGACCGAACACACACCCGCCGGCAGCGCGCCAACCTGTCCGGCTGAACCGATGACGAACTGCGAAGTGTCGTGGTTGTTCGAGAACGTCAGCGAGCATGATTTGATAGTGGCGATCGAAGAGCCGCCCTCTTCCATCGTCATGTTGAAATGATCCTGTGGAGTCTCGGTGTATGAGGTCGGAGAGGAATCCTGGGGAGACGTGCTCTGAGCGTAGTCCTGCCCGAGAACCTGCACGTCAAAAGTGCAAACACCTTCGCTCGAGCCGGTAACGGTGAATCCATCCAGCTTGCACCCGGTGTAGAGGTGGTATTCAGCCTCTACCGTGTGCCCGATCTCAATGGAAAGCCCGAGCTCCATCGCACCAACCGCCGCCTCGTTGAATCCGGCTTTCGAGACATGCGTATACGGAGCGACAGTGCCATCAGACGCCGGATCACCGATGCAATGCTTGAGAATCCATCCGATGTACTCAAGCCCGAGCGGGGTCGTGAACGATCCCGAAACGGTTGTATTCCCGCGTACGGGCGCAGAGGGATTTCGGTTTCCTCTGAGCGTGGGATTCGGAAGTAGCTCGCGCTTGAACCAATCTCCCGCAATGGCTGACACTGGGATCACATACCCTACCGCGCTCACGGGCGTGGTTCCCCACGCGGCCTCTTCGATAAATACAAGTTCTACGTCGGCGCCTAGTGCTTGGGCCATGACTCACTCCCTTTCTTTTTTGTGATCGCCCTCCCTGGGTTTCTTTTGATCGGTTTCATAACTTCCCACCCGCCCCTACGGAGAAGGTCAGCGGCGCGATTGGCGTCGAAGTCGTATGTTTCGTGGGGTTCGTATCTGACGCCACCAATCTTGACGCCTTTCCCCTGCCCCGGCCCGTTGCCGAGGTAGCGGAGCTTTTGCTTTGACATGGTCAGAACCTCCTGTGAGTCCATCGCTGCGTGTACATGACCGTCGCCCCATCGCGCCCCTCGTAATCCTCTGTCACGAGGTGCAGCGGGCCACAGTCGGATGTGGGTCGTTGCGCGTTGAGCGCAGTGCGAATGAGTTCGAGGTAGCGGTCAACCTCTTCGCCGCGGCCGGTTGGTCGCGCCTTGCCGCCGCCACCTGTTACGTACAGCGTCCATGACCATGTCTCGGGCTGGTCAGATACGGAGGTTTGCGGAGCGATTTCCGGGTGTGGTTCGTAGTCGATCGCCTCGCGGAGAATGACCACACTCCGACCGCTGCGGTTCAGTTCAGCTTCGGATGCGGTCAGCGCGTTGAGCGTCGGCATATCGCCGGGTAATGCCGCGACGACGAGGCCGGCGAGACCCTTGTACACGTCGGCGTGGTATCCCATTAGGCGAACACCCGCGCGATGCGCTTCTCGGCGTACCGCTTGATTCGCCTGCGAGCACTACGCCCGAATCCGAAGATTTCACGAGCGGGCGTGGCGCCGGTCGTCGGTCCCGTGCTGAGGCGAGTGCCACGCGAGCTTCGACCTTTTGATCTGCCGAAGTGAACGGCGCCGGCCTTGACGATCTCAGCCTGGCCGCCCTTGACCTTGCCAAAGAATCTCGGTCTGCGATTACCGGTGAGCCATGTGCCATAGCTCCAATCGAGCGATGCCATGAGGGCACCCGTGCGGTTGAGCATCGCCCACGGGTACGACCCGCGACGCTCGGGCCACGCGCGCCCGGTATTGGGATCTACCTTCTGAGAGAATGCCCGCCTGGTCTCGCTACGCATGATGCCCCGACCGTATCGGTAGATGTCGCGCTCCTTCGCCGCGATGAGGTCTTCAACCTCTTTTAAGCCGCGCATCACGCCGTCTATCTCGACGTGAATGCCCGCGCCTGCAGTAGTCACCAGGACTCCACCCGCAGCGAGAGGATGGCGCGCTCGATTTCCCGCGGCAACCCGATGATCTGGCCGCTCACGGTCTCGGTGATCCCGCGCCCCTTCGCATCGTAGAGAAAGAGAACCAAACCCTTGAACACGCGACGAACTCGCGCAGGGAGCCTCTCGTACATCTCAACGGTCCATTGATCGTCAGTCACGTGACCGGTTTTCGCGTCGAATGTCACCGTGAGCTTGTCCGCAATCGCCTGAGCCGAGCCGGTAATGCTCACGTCAGCCGTCCACGCGCCGAAGGTCTTCTGGCCGTTGGTGTCTGTCGTGACCGCCCGCCAGTCGAATTTATCGGTGGCCGCCGCGGTCGTGATCTTGAACTCGTACACGGTACGGACGGACCCGCTCCATGTGTCGGTGAGTGCGGCGGTCATGTCGTTGAGGGTTCCCGCCGTGTGGTCATCCGGCATCCACCCCACGAACGGGATCACATCGCCGCCATATCCGCAGGCGCATGTGATCTCCATTGAGTCGTGGCGGCGTTCGTCAGTAGGCCATTGTCCACTCCTTGTCAGAACTACGCGGGGGTTCTCGCCCCCGCGTATCTGGTAGTTCGTTGAGGTCACGGTGGTCTCGTCGCCGTCGTCGTCGGTCGTCTTGATCGAGGACACGCTCACCAAGGGCACCAACGGCAGTCGTATCTCACTCGCGATGCCTGCGGAGTCGATGGTGTACGCCCACGTCTGACCGAGGAACTTTCGGTTCGTCATGCTTTCGAGCTCGTCATACGCCTCGTCGATGAGACGTTCGATCACGGCGTCGTCCTCATCGAGTCCCGGCGTGAGATTGAGCCATGAGCGCACCTCGGCCAGTGCTACTGGCGTCGTCGTCGGTGCCGCGGACAGCGTGAGACGCATTCGTTACCTCTTCTCGGGTTTCGGATTTCTCGAGGCGGTCTCTACCGGTCGGCCGGCAACGTCAACCACCCTGCGGTCCTCCTCGACCTCGCGTTCTCGGGCCACTGAGACCCGCAGCAAGTCGAGCAACCGACTAGGTGAACGAAAGAAACGATTCATTCGCATTCGTCGCAAAGTCGCCCTTGGCCGCAATTGCGTACGTCATCCCGTCCTTGCTGACACACCCGCACGCCTGGAGCTGTTGTGTGGCCTGTCCGCCGGACCCACCGGCGAGCTTCATGATGCAATTGTAGAATTCGCCCTCGGCCGCCTGAGTCTGCGTGCCGAACTGAATCCCGCCCTCGAAATTCATGCCGTTGCATTTGCAACGATCGCCGCTATTGAAATAGTTGACGTACACGAGACCCTCGATGTTGTTTCCGCCGAGGCCGCGCCCGTGCATGTACATCTTGATCCGACACTTGCTCGCGGTGTTGAGCCAATAGACCGATTTGTCGGTGTCAGTCTCGTTGGAAAAACCACAATCACGGAAGGTTACGATTAACTTTTTCGACGTGGTGTCCATGAGCGTGTTGTCGATCTGTACGCCGTTGATCGAATCATCGACATCGACGGTGAGATTCGCCATGAACGCCAGGAAGTTGTTACCCTTGACGGCCGCAGCCGGGGCAATGTCGATCGCCTCGTCGCCGGCGGTGCATTTGATAACCGTTGACTCGTAGTCGGGCGTGATCCCCGTCAAGAGCACGTCCGTGATAAGCGTGGGCCACGCGATCGATGCCGCGGAGCTGTACTCACCAGGGAGTAGAACGACGGCTTTCCTCGTGGCCGTGACCACCGAGAACGCCTTGGCGATGGTGAGGTACGGGGAGTTGATCGTTCCCTGCCCATAGTCATCATCGCCGTCCGTTGAGACCCAGACGAGCGCGTCGTCGGCCGCTACGCTGGTCGTGTTTTTCAGAGCGAGCGCCACATCAGCAGTCGCCTTGTCGTAAAAGACAAGGTTTCCCTCATCGCCTGATCGCTTCCACGTGCTTCTGACATTGCTCATTTTGTCCTCTTCTCCGTGCCCCTGTGGGCTGCTCAGGAGCGGCTCCCCTGCAAAAGACCGGCGGAAGGTGCTCGCCTCCCGCCGGCTGGGTTATTGATTACGCGATGGCCGATGCCAGGCTCGCCGCCTTGATCTTCGGATCACCAACCCAGAGGATGGTGACGGTGTTCGACGCACTACCGCCGCTTTCTTCGAGATACACACACGGATAACCCTGTGACAGGATTGCCGGATCAATCTCCATGATCCCGACATAGCTACCCTCGGTAGCCGGGTCGATGGCAAACGCATAGGCCGAAGTACCCTTCGTCAGCACGTCGGATGAGGTGCCGTAGACATCCTCATAAATCGGGCAGACGGTCGTCACGGCCGCGGTGTTGCTTTCCCCCACGTCGTCGGACTCGTAGAGGCTCAGCGTGAGATCGGTGTCAGTGGAGCCGTTGTGAATTACCACGAAGGCTCCATAGTTGAACTTGCTCATATCCACAACGTCACAGTCCACGGCGTTCGCGGCGCTCACGTTGAGAACAGAGATTTTGACGTTTTCGGAGAATGTTCCTTTGATCATGATGTCACCTCCCCTACCGCGACGCCAGGCCGACGAACGGCCCCAGGGTGTCGCCATCGTTGGCCGGAGTGATTGCGGACTTCCACCACGAGTCGCCACCGATGCGGAACATGAATCGGAGAATGACTTCGCCGTAGATGAACTTCACGTGGATCGACAGGTCAGTACGTACACCGCCCTTGCGGACGAGGAGGTACTGAGTCGGGTCGATGAACATGACATCGTTGGCGTCGCCAATAGTCGGGGACTGTTCCATCTCTAGCATCGGCCGACCGAGGATCGCGTCGTTCGGCTGATTCACGAGCGTGTTGCCAGGAATCCAGAGCGGAACTCCACCCGTACCGATGTCGAGGGTCAAATTCATGAGCTCCGGCAGTGCGTCCGCCGGATAAGTCCAGATTGCATTTGCGCGATTTCGCGCGCGCATCCTGGCGTACATGCCGGTGAAGTTTTCGGTTACGAGGGTATCCGCTGGCTGGCTGGTCTCTCCGCTGTGTGAAATCACGGCATCGTGGCCGGTGATCCCCTTCGGCTCGGACGCGCCGTCGCCGTTCAGAATCCAGTCGTCGATCTCGTATCCCGCCTCGTTGTGGAAATAGTTCGTGATCCTCTGCACCATGCCGGGGATATCGTCAAGCTGCTCCTGGGTGAAGTAGCACAAGCCCATAACGCTATGGGTCGTGACCTCCCACTCGCGGAATGCGGTCTTTGAATCATCGATAGTCGCTGCCTGAGCGCGGGTGTACAGGCGCAGCCCGCCGAGTCGGGTGCCGGTCCCGCGGTCGGTCTCGTCGAGAACGAGGAACTTGACGCTGTTTACGGCAGGGTTGGTGATCGTGTGCTGCTGCACACGCGGCACCAGAATGCCGGTCTCGAACATCGGATCGAGTAACTTCGTCGAGGTTTCGTCCTCGAGAAAGAATCCACCATCTGCGCCGATGAGAGTGCTCATTCCGGTCGGGCCACGAAGCTCCTTTACGTCCTTGTCGCCCGCGGCTCGCCGTAGACGCTCGTCAACATGTCCACCATCGGCGCTTGCTTGGATGATGGCGCCGAGGTGTTCGTCGAACGACTGAAACCCGCGGTCTGCGGGACCGTCTTTGAATTCGATCTTCGGGGGATCTTCCTGATTCGGTGCGCGCTCTGCGAAATGGGCCTTGCGAGCCTCCACATCTTCCAGCCGCGCGATGTCGGTGTCGAGCTCGTCGGCACGCGTCTTGAGTTTGTCGAATTCGTCGCGATCGAAGTCCTCGGCCTTCGTCAGCGCGTCCATTTTGTCGACAACCTCAGCGCGCTCCTTGCGGAGCTCTGCTAGGGTTTTCATGGTCTAACTCCTTGGTTTATGGTTTGAGTTTGGTCACTTCCACGATGGCGCGTGCGCGGTCGAGCTCCTGCCCTTCCCGCTCGGCGTCGTCATCACCCTCGGGCTCCTGCCCTTCGAGCGATTGGAGATGATCGTTGAAAACGGACTCCGCAGAACGGAGCCCCACTTCGGTGCCGGAATAAGCCGGATAGGTCACCGGCGAAACGTCGAACAGATCCACGTCAACGATAGTTCGTAGCGGGAGCTTGCCCTTTTTGACCTCGGTCTCATCCCACTCGTCGCCATTGGGGCCGTGAGTCGTGAAAGCGAATGACATCTCGGAGATGTCCCCGCGCTGAATCAACTCCATGACATCCCGGGCCGCTTGGGTGTCCGGTGGATCTATCTCGATCCAAAGACCTTTCTTGTCTTCCTGGAGAGAAAGCGTCCCCGACTTTGTCCGCCCGAGGACGTGGTCGGCGCTGTGGTTGAACAGCGCGCGCACATCCTGTTTCTCTTTGATGGCCCGCTTGAATGCGCCCGGGCGGATGACCTCGCGGAACCACGAGCCGATCACGGTCTCCTCGTTGAAAACGGACGCATATCCGGCGATGCGATCAGCGTCACCATCTCCGCTCTTGATGCGAAGCTCGCGCACCGGCATCGACCGGCGCTCTGGCCGGGTGTCGTTGTTGGGTTGTGACATGGTGGTCTCCTATGCGGCCTCGGTCCAGATGGCGCCCCTGACGATCTGGTAAATAAGTGATACGGACACGTTGTACTGACAGGCCAGCGCCATTCGCCCAACACCCTCGCCAGCGCGGCGGCGAATCAATTCCACATCCCCGCCGGTGAGTTTTGCCCTTCCGTTCAATTCACCAGCCGGGCGGTGTGTTCTACCCTGGCGGGATCTATCGGCAACGTTTTGCTCATGTGTCCCGTAAATTAGATTCTCCAAGCGATTGTCGAGTGAGTCGCCATTCAGATGCCGGGTAACCATTCCCTCCGGCCTCGGACCGATGAATGTTTCGAGAATGAGGTGGTGAACCTTGCGAATTACGTGCCGTCTTCCGCTCCCAATGTCCGATAGGGTGACCTCTCCGTATTGGGTGCCGTGGTTATCCCTGATTACTGGGCTAAGGATGCCGCCGGGAATACCCTGCAGTTGCCCATCGCACCGCTCGACCATCCGCGGAAGAGAGCGAACGCTCCCCTTGGTGCTCACCTCATAGTGAGGAAATCCAACGACCTTCTCCCATTGATTCATTCGTAAGTCCTTTTATCCTGGTACTATAACACAGTCACAGCCAGAATGCAGCGGCGGGTGTCCGATGTTCGATCGCGGGTTCAGCGGTTTCGAGTCACCGGGCGCGAATGCCGCGCCGGCGGCGAGGAAAAAGTCACTAGGGCCAACAGATCGGCCATTCATGGCAGTGCAGTACGGGCACGTTTCCGAGCCCGTGTTGCGCCACACCAACGCGGCGATGCCGGCGGCGAAGAACGCAGCGGCCGAGAATCCCTGCCCCAGCCGCACCGACTCGCGCCAGCCGATCTTGTCGTCGCGCGGGCGGGCGCCGTCGAGCCCATCCTCCCATTCCGTAAATCGCTCACCGAGACCGGCGAGGATCACAGACTCATCTACGTCAACACCCTCTTCCGCCTCAAGCTCGTCGAGGAGCTGCAGGAGTTGCCCGCGGCTCTGATTCGAGTGTCGGTTGGCGAATGCGTTGACGTAGTCCTCGAGCCACGCCTCAAGCTCGTCATTCCACTCCCACGATTGCTCGATCTCACGCATGGCCTCGGCGCCAATCGCCTCAGCGAGTGCGGTGAATGCGGGCGTAATCGCCTCACGGGTGAATTCCTCGTGATCGGCGTAGAACTCAGCGATGAAGTCCGACACTCCGCCGATGCCGCGTTTTGTGTTACGTTTCTCGCCTTTCGTAAGGTTTTTACGTACCATTTTCTTAACGCCGGCGAGGATGTCGTTGCGCTCACGCCGGATCGCATCACGGATCACTCGGCGGTAGCTACGTTGGATCGACATGCGCGGATGGTCGAGATCCGGGTCGGGTTCGGCGCGGTGCTCGTGACCGCAGGTACATTCTGACTTCTCTTCGGGGTCGGTCTCTTTTGCGGGCGGGTTCTGCGATTTGCCGAAGATGTTTTCCTGTTTGATGACCTCGTCGCCGCCATCGCGTGGATTCATGTTCTCTTTCGCGCGAACCTCATTCGGAGTCATGACTTGATTCTGAAGGAGCATCGAATAGAACTCGCCGCGCGACTTTTGATCACCTCGCATGAGGGCATCAACTAAGAACTCGAAG